GTCAGTGTCGTATTTGCACACTAAAAACATTAAGACTCTAGAGGAGATGGAAGCTGAAGACCCTGATGTTTTCAAGAACAAGGAGGAGAACTAGCATGAGAGTAAACTTTGCATTATTCGGGTCAGTCTTTGTCAAGGATGGCGAGGTAACTTACGAGAATGTATACACAGAGCTGGAGAAGGTTCGTGATCAGATCATAGGGAACGTACCTACTGTTGAATTGTATAGACATGAAATCTTTGATGTGGACGGAGGTGAGTGGGATGATGGATCGTGATGAGTTTGACAAGCTTATGAATGATGCGCTCGTAAAGCTAGGCTTAAGTGTGTCGGCTGATGACATACCTGAAGAGTTTGACAGGGCGTATGAGCTGTATGCTGACCTACCACCTGAATGTTTAGAGAGAGCAATTGTTGCTGCAATCAAGGAGAGGGAGCGTGTGCGATCAGCTTTTCTTAACTAGACTTTTTAGTCTAGCGTTTTCCAGTTGCAGGTGGTCGTTGAATTTTTGCAGGGTACTGACCATCTGTTCAGGAGAACAACAAGAAGGAGTTTCCGGTGTGTATTCGCTTTCTGCATCGACATCCTCATACCCTCTATGAGCTGGCTTTTTACCCTTACCTGTGATCAGCCAGTATGCTGTGTCTGGTTTAACACGCAGGATACATATTATATCACTCATCACAATGGATGAAGGTGCTACCGCACCTGAGATCCAGCGTGATACTTGGTTTGGCCCCACCTCCATGAGTTTAGCGAGTCCTCGCTGGGATGTATCATGTATTTCAATAACTCTACGTAGTCTATCACCTAGTTTAATTTGACTTTGCTTACCCATAACTTATCTGCGCTCCTTGCAGTGCGACTACATATATGGTACTATGTAACCATATATGAGGACGATTGGTTCTTTATTCTTTTGCATTTGTAAGATGCACAAACAGAATAAAAGGATTCTTCTTTTGTAAGAATTTTCCTATAGGATTTCATGAACTACAATGCTAGACAATCTCATAAATGTGCCACTTTGTCTAGTATTAAATGGAACAACTTTCATCAGAGGTAATGTATGAGCCTTACAAAGAAACAGCTTAAGGAACGGAAGCTAGGTATTTTTGGTAGCGAAGCCAGCATTATAGAGGGTTGCCATTACAAGTGCGATCCATTCTGGCTCTGGAACGTCAAGACTGGCAGGCATTCGGATACAGTGCCTGACCTAATGATCCTGCGTGCTGGTCATGAATGTGAAAACTGGGTAGCCAAAGAATACATGAGGCGTTTCCATGTCAAAGTACAGAAGGATAACCGCACAGTGTGGGACATGAAGCATCTATACAATGGCAAGCCCTTCATGGGTGGACACATTGACCGCAAGGTAGTAGGCCAGAAGAAGATTCTTGAGTGTAAGATTAGTTTCACTATGAACAAGTGGGGCAAGGATGGTAGCGGTGAGATCCCACCTTACTACATCTCACAGGTTAAACACTATTGCTCCGTATATGGATACAACCTAGTTGACTTGGCTGTCATCCACATGGTGCGCTCACCTGAGTTACGTGTCCACAAATTTGAATTCAGTGACGAGGAGTTGGCTCATTATAGGGAGCAGTGTTACGAGTTCTGGAAATATGTACACGATGATGTCGCACCTGAAGTTGGTAAGGGTGCAGGTACTAAAGAGATGTTGCGTGTTCAGTACCCGATGGCAGAAGAGGGGGTCATCAAGGTAACAAACGATAAAGTTGATCAAGCTATACGCAGGTATCGCAAGTTCAAAAGTGCAATGAAGAAGTTGAAGGACGATCAGACATTGTACGGCAACACAATCATGAATCACATGGAGGACAGCGAGTCTCTTCTTAACGCACAAGGAGAACGTATCGCCACATACAAGAACGACACCAAAGGTGTCAGAAGATTAAACATTAATTAAAGGAGTACAACTATCATGGCAACAAAACAAAAGTTTGTAACACCAGTAGGCGAAGCAACTTACTCACCGTGGGTTATCGTTCCATCCAAGTGGGACAACAAGGCACGTGATGGACAGGGTGGCAGTGTCAAGGGTGAACTTAACGACACTGATGCAAAGTTTAACATTGCACTATCGTTCAGCGTTGATGCATTCAGCAAGTCAGACTTTAAGAAGTCTATCGATAACCTTTGGGATGCACACAAGAAAGCACACGATGGTAAGTACGATGTTGAGCGTCCACCTTATGTTGAGAAGGATGGCAACATCATAGTGAAGGCACGTAAGAACGCTGCGTACAAGAAGGGCAGTGACACAATAGTGTTCAAGCAACCATACGTGATTGACTGCGAAGGCAACGATAAGCTTGAGTACTTCACTAACTCCAACACCTACCCCGGTGCTGGTTGTACCGCACGCATTGAGGTTACCTGTTACATCCCAGATCCAGTTAAGAATCCTCAGACAAAAGAGATGATCTTGAAGATGGAGTTCGATCTCGTTGGCGTTCAGTTCAGTGATGCCAAGGAGCAGAGTCTTGCAAGTGGAGGTAACCTTGGATCTATTGAGGGCGTACCAATCATGGCTGGCATGGCAGAGACAGATGATATCCCATTCTAATTACTAGGGGCAAACCTTATCCTGTGTCCGTAATGAGTGGACAGGTAACACGGCTTCCCTGCTCAGTCGATAACTGAGTCAACTGCGAATGCCCCTCCATGATTCTCATCATGGTTGTCATAAGATTTCGCACAAGGTTAGCAAACTCATGGTGTAAGAACAGATTAGTGCTGGTGATGGGGGGCATCCCCCTCGCCAGCCGTATCTCTAACGGTGGAGGATTAATGATAGGTGACATCAGAGTATATAATTCTAAGGGGAAGCTGACGAAAACAGTGGATGGACAGAAGCATTATGATAATACCTTTAAAGAGATGATCAAGATGTTTGACGCTGACCACAATGTGATGGGCAAGACACAGACTAAGACATTAAAGTGCCCAGTGTGTGGGGTCACAGTAATAGACAAGAGGATGGGCGCAAAGTCGTGTGGTTCCGCACCATGCAAGACAAGAATGGCACGTAACAAAGCAAGGGAGAAGAGAGGTTATGCCCAGATAGATATTAATTGTTCAGAGTGTGGTGTGTTTGTTGAGGATGCAAAAACAAATCAAGCAACGTGTTCAGATCTTGAATGCAAAAGAAAAAGACGAAACAGAATGAATGCAGAGTCATATAAGAAAAATTACTGGGAGAGGAAAAAGCGTGAACAAGAAATGGATAAGACAAACAAGCGTACCAGAGTTCTTAGGGATGGGCAGGACGCTATTCAATAGCAGCATCAAGCCACTGCTTAAAGAAATCAAGCTGTCTGATCGTGCCATCTTCTATGATGTTGATGATATCCTTAATGTATGTGATATGATTAGGGACGGTGCGAGTCAGACTTGTGAGAAAGGAGAGACAAAATGTCAGGACTCAAGCTTAGAAAAAGAAAAGACTCGTCAGTGCTTCACATCGAAGGGGTCTACAACGGACGCAGAGTTAGACAATCTACTGGCACGGCAGACAAAGCACTTGCGGAGGTAATGCTGGCAGACATGGTGAGCAAATGTAGAGAAGAACAATTACGTGGTGGGTACAAGGATGTCACCTTCGGTGAGGTGGCAGTCAAGCATCTGCCTATGCTCACTAAAAAGTCAGCCAACAAAGACTTTGAGTATGTCAAGAAGTTACGACCATTCATTGGTGGCATTATGATGAGTGAACTTGTCAGGCCCAAGGAGGTAGATATGACCCGTCCCATCTATCCGCTGAACAAGTATGTAGCCAAGCGTGCCAAGGATGGAGTGACAGGTAACACCATCAACAAGGAGTTGTCATTAATAAACACGATGGGCAGAAAAGCTATCGTTGAATACAACCTTCTCTCCAAGAAAGTTTGGGAGAACATTAGGCTACTTGATGATAGCGAGAAGCAACGCTTAAAGCTCAAGCCGTCAGTGAGTAAGCACCACCTTGAGTCAGAATGGGAGAGAGAGCTACTCTCTTATTTGCCAACTCATTTACGTGACATGGCTGTGTTCAGCATCCATACTGGTCAGCGTGAGTCAGTAGTGTGTAATCTACAGTGGGACTGGTACAAAAATGATGGTGACATCTATTATTTTCAAGTGCCAAGGGAGTATATGAAGTCAGAGAGACACATGATTGAGGACGCATATGTGGTACTTAATGAGACTGCTCAGGATATTATAGACTCTCAAAGCAAGGTGTCCTCCTATGTATTCACTCACAATGGTATGCCTATCAAGACCATTAACTCTACTGCGTACCAGACAGCACGTATGCAGGCAACGGAGGCATTCCCAGAGATAGCTAACACAGATGTGCATAGCTTCAAGCGCACCTTTGTTACAAGACTGTATGATGCAGGCGTACCGCATGACTGGGTTCAAAGGTTATCAAACCACAAGCTCACAGAGGTGACGGAGAAGTACAACAAAATGAACCCCACTAAGCGTGCTAAGATGTACGAGTACTTGAGTCTGTTAGATTAGGCGCATGTCAGGCACAGCAATGGGGAATGTAACTAGTTACAACAGTGTTTACCAGTAGTTACACAGGCACACCACAGGGGTTCGATTCCCCTTGGGGCTACTTTAACATACTGTAATATCAACAATAACAAACACTCACAAGTCTGACGTTGTACCGTAAATGTACATAAGTGTATATGTTTGTGCCACGATTTAGGCACAGTATTAGCCGTGCCTATTTTTTTACCAATAGCANNCCATATATGTATACAGGAGTACACACATATGAGNGATATTAACCGCATAAAGAAGGCTACTAGGGCAATCAGAAAGAAGGTGGAGGAGATGAATATGAAACTTGAATCCATGAGGAACGACAGAGAGACAGTTAAGTTGCACGACAGGTTACAGAAAAGAGACACCCTAGTTGAACAGCTCAGGTTGTTGGAGAGAACGATTCCGAATATGCACAAGTTAACAGATAAGCAAATCTATGACATCAGCACGGAGCTACGGGAGCATTGGATATGAGTATGAACGCCAAGGATACCTTGGCAATCATGGATGATATGTATAGGGCTTACTTCGGTGGTGGCTTCATGCCATACGGTGGCAAGGACTACCCGATACTCACCACGATAGCAAAGAAGAGGGGTGGCTTCGATCAAGTACTGGCTGACTTCCAGTTCCTACTTGAGTCAGACCTCGAATGGTTACAAGGTGGCAAGACACTCCAGTTCTACATGAAGTTTTACGCCAGCATAGGTGGCGCACGTGACTCNCACTATAAGAAAAAGTGTGCTGTCTCCCTGTCAGAACTACAGCAAGCGCAAGCTGACAGCGAGGATGAATACCGTGAGCGCATGAGGAAGGAGCTATTCGATGATAACTGATACAGCTCCTTTCAGCGAAGAGTCAGAGATGACAATCCTTTCCTCTATCCTGAGAGACAAGGACGCTATTCATGTCGCAATGTCAACCGTTGACTCTTCATACTTCTTTAGTCCGAGATGCCGTGAGATATACAAGACTGCTGTCAATTTAGTAGAGCAGGAAAAGTCTATCGACATGTTGTCTCTGTGTGACGAACTAAGGAATACCAACAAGCTTGAAGAGGTAGGTGGCGTAGAGTGGGTAAGCGTTGTGGAAGGCTATGCTCCTACCTCACAAGCGATCACTCATCACTGTGACAAGATCAGGTCACTTGCCATACAGCGTAGCTTCATAGGTAAGATGACCCGTTATATAGAGCAAGCTCATAAGATCAGCGATGATCCATCTGCATTGTTAGAGGATGCATATGGATCAGTGTTCAACCTAATGAACAAGGCGAGTGAGAAGGGTGCGGACAAGGATGTGTTCACACCTAAGCAACTGGCTGAGTTGTCATTCACTAATGCTAAGGCACGTTTCGAGAATCCAGATGGCTACCGTGGTTTACAGACAGGCATACGTGGTCTGGATAAGTACATCAAACAACTCAGAGATCTCAATGTCGTGGCAGCCAGTACTGGCGTAGGCAAGACAGCCCTATCTCTGAACATAGCTCTCAACCTTGCCCTTCAAAAGATACCAGTTCTATACATCAACCTTGAGATGGACATAGATCAGATCATGTGTCGTGTGCTGGCTAACTTATCAGGTGTGGCAGTAGATGAGATAGAGCTGGGTGAGTACAAAGATCCATCACGTTTCGCAGAGGTAGCAAGGATAGCCAGCAAGATAGAGAACTCTGAGCTGTACATCACGCATAACAAATCAAAGAACATAAACAAGATCATCAGCCTGATCAATAAGTACCACAGCAAGTACGGCATTAAGCTGGTGATAATTGATTACATCGGTCACATCGATGGTGATGAGCGTTCAATGAAAGAGAACAACAGGCGTATCAGTCTTGGTCGATACAATCAGTTGCTCAAAAAGACATGCGTACCGTTAGACATCAAGGCTCTTGTTGTAGCACAGATGAATCGTGACGGGGATAAGGAACCTGATATCGGTAACGTAGGTGAGTGCTGGCAGTTAGCGCAAGACGCTGACCTGTTCATGATTTTATACTTCGAGATGATGAAGAACTCTGACACTGGGCCTGACGCACCGGAACAGTTCAAGCAGTATTACATTAAGGGTGCTAAGAACAGGAACGGACGTGCGCCATTCATTGTTCCTATCAACTATAACCAAAACACTCAAACCATAACGGAGGCAGATGGACTACGAACAGGAAGCAGCCAAATTGTTAGACAAGAAGGGATGCAAGCCCTTAAGGCCGCAAGCTCTCTCTTTAATGGGGACAATTGTTAATGAAGTGTATGACGAAATGTATGATGACACCAAGGCAAAGCATCCAGAGTATACGAGCATTGAGCTACAACGCTACGCCTTGGATTACACCTTTAAGAAGCTCAACATCAGCAAGAACGATGAGTGGCGTAACCTGTTAGCACGCAATGGTTACGTCATGATGTGGTCACCGTTGTTAGATGAATCGTTCTACCTGTGTAAGGACGAGATGTTCGATCAGCTCAACGGTAAGTTCGATGAAGTTGTATACAAAGTATCAGAGTTGGAAGCACTCAAACTACTAGACAAGGAGGATGTTAAGTGGATGCACGAGGGGAAAAAGCTGAAAGGCTCAATACTACCACAAGAAACGTGATCAGCAGTCTAAGCTTCGTGGTCAAGGAGCAACAGCAGAAACTGGAAGTAATAGCTACACACTTGGAGTACTTAACAGAGCTAATAGACAAGGAGGAATCAGATGGTGTTTGCGATGATAATGAAACATGAAGGGAGTCATCTTTGATTGAATATCTGTATGTCATGCTCTCGTGTACTACGTTGTTCTCCATATGGGGGCTGACTAATCACCATCATAGGTGGGCGATACCGCTAGGCATAGTGTTGCAAGGATTGTGGATCACACGATGGATCTACACTGGTCAGTACGACATTATCATTATTGATCTAGGGATATTGTTTACTTACATGGATTATTTTCTGAAGCGCAGGAGGNTACGTGAGCAAAGCAAGTCGTAACAAGGGCCAGCGTGGTGAGCGTGAAGTATGCAAGCTACTGGCTGAGAAGTTAGGTGGTGAGTTCAAGCGCAACCTTATGCAGACAGCTGAAGGTGGCTACGATGTGATCGGGCTGGAAGGCTGTGCGTTAGAGGTGAAGCGGTGCGAAACATTATCTATCAATTCATGGTGGGATCAGGCTAAGGAGCAGGCTGAAGTAAACNCTTGGCCTGTACTGTTCTATCGCAAGAGCAGGCAGCCTTGGAGTGTAGTAATAGAGATTGGCATGGCTAATAAACAGCCAGCCACATCATTCGGACATGACCGGATGACAGTGGACGTTGATACGTTCATAAAAATATACAAGTGGAGGAGTGTTGGATGACGGATAAAAAGCTAGACCTACGCTACAAAATTGAACGCCCTGATGTTGCAATGGAAAACCTGCAAAATGAGTTGATCAAGGTAGGTGGTAAGAAGACGAAGGCGTACAAGGAGCTAAGACTGATCATAGAGTACGTGATCTACATAGAAGGCAAGATGGATCTTAAGGATAAAAACTTTGCCCGAATGAAGAAGACTATTGCTGAACTGGAGGAGATGACTAAATGATAGAAAGAATATCTAACATAGACTTCTTAGATGGAGACAACTGGGGCATAGAGTACTTCAGCCCAAAAGAATTTGATTGCACGCATTGCGGTAATAACGAGACAGCGATGGAGTTAGTGTACAGGTTGGATGAACTGCGTTCATATTATGGTCATCCACTTAAGATTACATCTGGGTATCGATGCCCTCACCATCCGCTAAGTATTAACAAGCCAGTGGGTAGCATGAGTAGCCACATTAAAGGTCTTGCAGCAGACATAGCTATATCAGGGTCACGCCAACGCTTCATGGTACTGGCATTGATACATGAGTATGACATCTTTCAACGTGTTGGTATAGCAAAGGACTTCATCCATGTTGATATTGATCAGGACAAAGAGCAGTTGCTAACGTGGTTATACTGATGTCTTTCACTATTAGAGTAATCAGATTTGTGTTCCAAGTATTAATCGCAATAGCGTTATTTATAGTGTTCGCTCCAATAAAAATATGGGAAGAACTTAAAAGATGAATAAAATAATTGCAACGCTGAGAGCTATATTCCAATTCCCAATGTACTTCTTAAAGTTTGGGCCTATCAATAGTGTGCTGATGTTTAAGAANGTTTGTGGTTACATTTGGGTTAAGCCACCTAAATAACCTCAGTAACTATATCCCCAAAGAATGTCCCACCGTTTGCGGAAGATAAGCCTACTATCTTCTTAGCCATAGGAACAGCTGCCGTGTAGGCGTTCTCAAATTCTGGTTGGAAGGCACACTCATCTGATATCACAAGACTAGCAGTATGAGATCGGATGATGTGCCCTCCTTCTGGAATCCCCCACACTATACTCCCGTTAGCAAACCTCATCTTCGAGTAACTACACTCAACTGGATTCATCTCCTTCAGCCAATCTGGCAGGTGATGGTACACGAATGACATACGGCTATTCTCTGGCTTCTTGTCATACACCAGTGATGCGGCATCCTCTTCCTTCTTACTCTGGATAAATATACTTTGATGAGGGAAGAACATAGCCATCCATAGAGCGTACAAAACCATCACCCAAGACATACGTATCTGTCTACTCTTGGGGATGAACACTCTACTCGACTCATGCACTGCACTAATGACAGCCTTTAAGTAATCCTTCGGAGGGAAGGGTTTCACTGGCGTGTCTGAGTCATGCTCATCCTTGGTCATTACTATGCCAGAGAAGATGAAGTTATTTGGGTGAGCTATCCATTCCTTTAGAAGTAGAAGCTGGTGCAATTCCTGTAAGGAGTCCGGTGATAGCCTCTTCAATGCTCTTGCCACTGACTCCTTGTCCAGCCCCGATAACGCTTGCGACTGCGTGCTTAGTTGGTTTGTCATATCCGAACATATCTCTTAATGATTTAAGTGCATCCATCTTGTTATAGAACTTAAGCTTAATCAGGTTCTTGCCATTGGCTCCCTTGCCAGAGCGTGCTTCCTCTATCTCTGCCACTGGTTTGAGGTCAGTGAAGTTAGACTTCTTAACCTCAATGCCACCGTCCTGAGTAAACTTGTAGTAGTCACTGGGATCAAGGAAGGCTATACGAGCGTACTCCTTAGCCACCTTGTCCAGTGTACATTCTACTTTCTCTTCAAGTTCTTCCTTACGTGATTCCCATCTAGCGAGGAACTTCTTGTCCTTCATCAGAGCAGGCACACGTTTCTCCAGAGACTTGACAGCATAGCCAGCTAACATGGCTGACCTATACTTACTCTGTGATGGATGCATTATGAGCAGCTCTATGAACTTGTCTTGCTTGTCATAGTGCTTGCCTATATTAGCCCCCTCTTCTATTGCCTCTCCTAAGTCAGACATTATTTACCTCGCTTTTTCTTGGGTGCATCAGTGATCACTGCACTTAAATCATCTTCAGCCTCTTGCTCTGGCGTGCATAGCATGGCATCTACCTTGGCATCAAGTTCTTCGATTGCGCTAGTTAGATGCTCACATAGCCTTACTATTTTCTGTGTGAATGGATAGGGGTCTTGATAGTTCTCAGGCAGAAGGAGAACTTTCATTTCTTTGATTTCTTCTAATTGTTTTAACATAATTCCTCTAATGATACCCAGCTCTGAGTTTAGGACTAGGCACATATGTCTTAGCCCCTTTGCTCTTGTCGTAATACTCCAGAAGTCTCACCATGCAATCACGAGCTGGTGGATAGTTTGCCTTGATGGCTTCTGGACATCTGCCCCATACCTTAAGTTGTGATCCTTCACCGTTATTCTTAGTGCGTGCGAACCATTCACGTAGAATAATTGAGTTATGATTTCTCCGTTTCTCATCCTCAAATATTACACGCACTCCTAACTGCTTACGTATTCTGTTACGCATCTCTTCATCAGAGCAGACAAGGATCAGTCTCTCTACTCTGTTATCGTTCATGAACTGTCTAAGCTCTTCGATGAACTCTTCTGACAGCCTGCCTGATACCTCGTTGAACACGTGGTACTCAGGATCGTCAACCCATTGCTTAGTTTTCCTTAAGTATATGCGTGGTATCTTTGCAGATACAGCGCAATAAGCATTGGGATGATCATCACTGCCAAGAAATAAGCTGGCTGTCACTCTCTCACATGGATGCCACGCATTCCTATAATGTAATGACAAGCCAGCTTGTGTTACATCAATCTTGTTATCCATCTATCCCGTGATGTTTATTAGGTGTCATACTGGAACTGTCAACCACATTACCTACCTTCTGTCCCATCTCTCTACGCCCTGCATCAGTGAAGCAAGCGTTACACAGATCACCCATCAGGTTAGTTGACTTGGCATAGTCATCACCGAATTCTGCTTCGTTCTCTTTGTTGGTGTTATATTTTGGCATTTATTTACTCCTCATTTTTTTTAGGTATTTCTTAGGGTCAATCTTTTTCTTTGGCATTACTGCTGGCCCTTTCCTTAAGAATTTCTTAGGNTCAATCTTTTTCTTTGGACGTTTAGCTGGCCCTTTCCTTAAGAATTTCTTAGGATCGATCTTTTTCTTTGGGTCATACTTGGATACCATGCCGTTCTCCTTAGTTTACTATATGCTTCTTCGTCTAGTTTTTTTACGCTCACCATAGTAAGGCAATTTCTTTACCTTGGCACCCTTCCTCTTCTTTGGTGTCTTAGCCCAGCCTGATGGATGATCTTCCTGTTTCTTCCTTCTTGGCTTTGTCTTTCGTGGTTTACGTGGCACTACTTTAATACCCATGCTGTTCTCCTTAGTTTACTATATGTTTACTAACATCGAAGCTGTCTACCTTCTCAGCCATCCAGTTAGTGGACAACATTTTGAACACATACTTCGTTGCATCAATGCTATGGTTGTTCTTGTCAATCATAGTTTCCTTCACGTTCTTATGCTGACCTGTCACGTTAGCCCACTCTGCGTATCTCCACTGAGACATCTCACTCCAGTGACTCTTGCAACTCTGGAAGATCCTATAGCGTGGATTACTGTGCGCTCCCTTCTTGTTATCAAGCTTGCCCCACATCTGTTCGTTAATCAGTTCAGCAAACTCAGTATCACCACCACGTGTACCCTTAATGAAGTGGACTCCCTGTTCACTAAACAGTTGTGCCATGCTGACAAGATCGGTTACGCCAGCACGTTCCTGTGTCTTAGCCCATACACTAGGATCAGCTACAATCCACTCTAGACGGTCATACAGTTTATGTTTCTTAATAGCTTCACAAGTAGCGACATATCCTGAGTTCCTTTTGTAGAACTCGTGTGTTAAATAGTAATCATCATTCTTCTTGTCATGCGCTACTACCACGAAAGCTGTTGTCCCACGCCCAGCATAGTCAAAGCCGCCATATAGTTTCCAGTCATCGGGGATCTCGAAGGGTGCAATGTATATTCGCTCCCGGTATTTCTCCATATGTGGGAATACAAGCTGACCTCCTTGTGCGTTGAAGTCGATCTCCATTTCCCTGCGCCACTTAGCTCCCTCCATACCACCGGGATAGCCACGCAATGCCTTGGATAACCATTGCTTGCCAGCTGGCGTATCCATGTCCTTATCCTCATCGGCTGAGTAGTGGACACGTATCACACGCACGCCATCCTTTGTCATGTAATCGCTAAATCCCTTCATCTATTCAACCTATTAAGTTCTCTTCTGAAATCTTTGTTGTCTATATGTGGGATTTTACGCAGTATGTTATTCATTTCAATCTTGGTATCGGGTGTGGCACTCTTATATGCGTTATAAAACATCCTTGCTCTGGTCACCGGGTCACGCTCACCTTGTATCTTGTACCACATCCAAGGGTTTTCAACGTGACCCACCTTCCTGTGTAGCTCGACTGCATTATCCCACTTACGCTTAAGTTTAGCTGCGTGTTCACGATTCTTTGAGTTACGTATTACAATGAATGCATCCTTAGATACCGCAAGCTGTTCCTTGTGGCCCCTAGCCCTCCTAAACTTATCCAGATGGTAATTAATAAGGGTATTATCATCCGCTCGTTCAGAGTTTACACTTAGCCTTGCCTCCTCAGCCTTCTTGTCCATCTCAAGGTTAGTCCCATCAGTCCACTTAATGAGTCTACTGAGTAATGGTATCTTCTTGTTTAGCTCAAGGAATGATTCCATCTTTGTCTTCTCAAGCTTGATCCCTTCTTCAGGTGACAAGTAATCCTTTACAGATGTCGTAGTAATATCCAAGAACTTGATAGCTGAGTTAGATGGGGTGATGAACTGTGAGAATACATATCTCAACCTCACTGGGGAGAACGGCTCTCCCGGCAACGCAAGGTTAAGTGTGTCAGCAATC